CGCGGCAGCTGTCCAGCGCTCACGCTGGCCACGATGGATTGAGCGGCCAGCACCTGGGCGCCATTCAGCGCGGAATCCTGCAGCTTGTCCACCCCGCTGCCCTCGGCGGCATCGGTGACCAGGGCCAGGGGTGCGGGCCCGCCGTTGATGGGCTCGACCTCTGGATCGTCTTGGGTCTTGATGGCGGCCAGGTCGGCCTTGGCCTGGGCTTCAGTCAGCCCGGGGTGGAGCGTGCGATATCCGGCCACCCGGTCCATCAACCCAGCCTCCAGCATTTCCACCACGTGCTTGCGGCGGCCCTCCAGCTCTTGGGCAGACAGCGGGATCTCTTGGTACACCACCGCGTAGCCACTTTCCGGCAAGCTCGAGCCATGCACGCGGTTCAGCATGATCGCCGTGAGCGAGATCAGCAGCGCGTCAGCTGCGGCAAACTGAGGCGCATAGCGGCGCTGTGCCTGCCTCTTGCCCTCATTGGTCAGCGCGATGGCATAGCCGCTGCGTGAGCTGTTCAGCCTCTGAATATCAGAGGGTGGCACCCCGGCATCTTGGGTGAGCCTGGCCGCGTAGGCAGAGATCGCCCGCTCCAGGCTCTCGATGTCAGCGGCGCTCTGCCACTGGCCCACCATGGGCTGCCCGGTCTCAGACACGCCATCGGCGCCGGACTCCAAGATCAGCACGCTGGCCGGGTCCGTGATGACCTCAGCGCGGCGGGCGTCGTCAGCATCTGTGACGCCCAGGCCGGCGGGCACCAGGTTGGCCAGGTAGCGCTGGGGCCAGCTTGCATCCTTCAGGCAGTGAAACCAGAATGACCAGGCCACAGCCAAATTCAAACTGCCTTCCACCACTTCCATTCCTTCCCAGGCATCCCACAAGCGATCACCAGATCGCTGGGCGTGAAAGAGCACATAGGGCAAGACCGGGGTTCCATCGGCTTTGCGGTAGGGGTAGGCATCGCCCGAAAAGTCACCGCCCAAAACCTTGGTGGTGATGTCCTCACCCGGGCCCTTTCGGCCCTGCTGCTCGGCACGCACCACCTGGAAGATGGGCCTGGAAGGATCGCGGATGTCGAGCACATCCCAGCACCACGAAGCCTTGCCATCCACTTCACGAAGGCGCAGCTCTCGGATGGAATCTGGCTGGTCAGGCTGATCAGCCATGGCGGTGGCCACCACCTTGTCAGGTGGCACCGGGCGGAACCGCACCCCGCGCTCATCTGCGGTGACCCGCACCAGGTACTCCCGGCAGCCAATCACACGGGCCTGCAGCCACTGGGCCTGAGCCCACAGGCCGCTGGCGACGATCTCGCCCTCTGGCCCCAGGAAAGCAGACACATCGGCCCGCTCCTCTTCATCATGGCGGATATGCGGCGGGCGGTCATACAACACCGCCAGCTCCCGGGCGATCACCCGGAATGGGTTGGAGCTTAGATCAAGCTCACCGTGCGCCGCGGTGCGCGTCGATCCCATGTGCTGGCGGTAGCGGTCCGCCAGGTCACCGCCCCAATTGCCTTCCAGCAGACGGCGGCGCAGGCGAGTGTGATCCCACCGGTCAGCCTCAAGAGGGCTTGATGGTGCGGGAATATTGGGGATGGGCTTGGACATGGACATGGGGTGGCCTCACTTGAACTTGATGCGCACGGGTGCGCGGAATTTGTCTTGGATGATGGTGACCGCGGCATACCGAATGGCATCAATTGAATGTTTGTATTCGTCGTCACGGAATTGCCAGTGCTTCAGGCTTCTGACGGCTTGCTTGCAACATGATCGAATGATGAAATTGTCCCGCTCCATGCACTCATGGATCACATTGCTGCCGTGGTACACGCTCCACCGCGGCTTCCACGCTGTGCGGATGCGCAGGGACAGGCGGCCCGGCTTCATGTTCAACACGGCTTCAAGGCCCTTCATCAAGCGGGCATTGGACATCTTGCCGCCATGGCGCTTCCCACCGTAGGCGCGATCCCCTACCCATTTGTCCACATGATTGTGGGTCATGCCATTGCGGTGGAGCATCTTGATCATGCCCCGGGCGTGGGCCTCTGGGCTGGCAGCTCCGGCCACGTACTCATCAAGCACGAAGATCTTGGGATATTGGCCGCTCTTGTCAACGGCCACCAGCACCGCCACCTGGGTGCCCGCGTCCGCGCCGTGGTCGATGCCAATGCCAATCTGGTAGGGCTTGGCCCCATCGGGAAGATCAGGCAGCGGCAGATCGCAGATCTGTTCATCGGTGAAGGCCTCGAATACCCGGCCCTCGGTGCTGCCTTCCCAAGCGCCGTCCACCCGCTGAGGGCGATCGATCGGCAGGTAAGACTTGGCCACGCGGTCGATCTGGGATTGAGCGAGCAGAGCACGGCCACCGATCGGGGTGGTGTTGGCCACGGTCAGCGCGGCCTGGTGATCAGTCACCACGCCCTCCTCCACCAGCTTGCGAAGCCAGCCCACCGGCGCACCCACCGGGGTGATGGTCAGCCCGATGACGCCACCGGTTCTGAGCACCCGGGCCTGCAATTCTCCCCAGATGCTTGGTGGGGGGGGCTCATCTATGAAGACCGCGTGGATGGTGGCAGATGCCAAGCCAAGGCTGCCCTGGCTGGTGGTCTTGATTCGGACAAGTGATCCATTTTTGAAGAGGATGACCGGCACCTTCCCACGGTATCCACGGCCCGGGACATATTCGGTGTCGGGGTGCAGCTCGTCCTTCGGTGCCATCTCATGGAATTTCTTCTGCAGTGATTTGCTGCTTTCCCAGCTGTGGACCACGATCCAAATTTCCACCGGCACCTTGTGGGTGCTGAGGTAGGGGTGGGTGCCCGTTGCCCGCCAGATCGTTTCCGCAATTGCGGCGGAGCTCTTTCCGACCTGGTTACCCCCGCGCAATAATTTGGCGGTGCTGGCATCGGATAGCCACGCATGCTGCGGCGGCGTTGGGCTCCAGAAATCCAGAGGCCGGCGGGCCGCACGGTCCTTCAGCTCAAAGGCCACGCGGGCGAGTTGGGGCAGGCCCATCAGCCCTTGCCCTTCTTGGGCTTGGGCATCTTGATCACCTGCCCAGAGGCCAGGCTGTCCAGCGTGTCACGGAGCTGATCCTGAAGCATGGGCGGAAGCTGCACCACAGCATCCGCGATCATGTCCATCAGCTTGGCCGGGTCCATCGCATCCAGGGCATCCACCTCGGATGGCGGCGCCTTCGCTTTGATCTCCACTTCCAGCCTGTGCAGCACGGCCACCGCAGTGGACTTGCCCCCATCGCGGCACTGCTTCAGATCGTCGCGCACTTCACTAAGCTTCAGCGCGTAGTAATCGCGATCATCCAGATCCAGAAGCTCATGACCCCGCACGATCTGCTTGCTTGTGCGCTTCAATGTCATGGGCACCCGCCCAATGAAGGGCTGGCCCAGGTGTGGTCATTCTGGGGCATGGTGGGCAGGTTTCTGAGGTGGAGCGAGAGAAAAGATCGACAAAGGAATAGACCTCGGGGGAGGGATCGGCCTTTACACACGCTTGTAGGGGGTTTTTCCTTGTTTCACCTATGCCCAGAGCCTGCCACAGCTGAAGTATAACGCACCGACACAGCTCCATGGGTGGGATCTGCCCTGCTGGGTGGCCCAGACCCAAGGCTGCAGCTGACCTGGCCAATGGCTCTACCTTCCTGTCCTACCTACTTCGCCCCTCTCTCCCTTACTGTCTCCCCTTAATATCCTATTACTCTATATAGGTAGGTAGGGCAGGAAGGGCAAAGGGACGGTATCGCAGGCCCCATGGGGTATACAGCTGCCCCACGTCCACCGCCAGAGGCAGGGCAAAGGTGGACCAGGTTTGGCAAACCGATCGCGTAAGTGCAGCAAATGCGTTGGGCAGCCTGGCATGACCGGCATTGGGCTGGCGTCACTGACCCACCTATGCGCGGCGATGCCCTACCAAATGGGTGGCAAACTGGCCTACCTCAGCACCGAGGTGGGGCAGCTGATGTGGAGGGCTCAGGCCCTGGTGCACCCAGGCGCAACCCACTTCCACTGACGTGGGCCACCGGCGCCCCAGGTGCGGCGCTCGCGGGTGCAGCCCATGTCTGCCAGGATGGCGCCCACCCTCATCTGGGACGCTCGGCCTTGCTGTGAGCTTTGCAGCTCCAGCACGTGGGCCATCACCTCTTGACTGCTGAAGGCACCCAGCCCCGGGTTGCACTTGTCGCGAGGGCCTGCCCCGCTGAGCCACACCGAGATGGGATGAGCCCACGCATCGGTCTGCGTGAAGCGGTCGCTGGCTTCCACCAGGTCCAGCCCCATGGCATCGGACAGCCACCAGGATTCCTTGGCCTTGAAGGCGGCCACGGCCTCAGCCCAGAGCTGATCGCGGTCAGCTTCCACGGCCTTGATGTCGATGGCTCCGATGGCCACAGGCCAGAACCGGCGGCCCACCTCAGTCAGGAATTGATCTTCATTGGTGGTGCCCACGATCACGCACTGGCGATCGCGCTGCTCAAAGTGGCGGCCATAGGGTGGGCGGAAGTGGTCAACCTGGCTGGATAGAAAGGCCTTGGTGGTGGTGGCCTCCCGCGGCCTGATGCTGTCCAGCTCTGCGAATTCGTAGATCCACACGCCCTGCAGGCTGAGCATGGCATCCTTGTTGCGCAGGTCCACAGGTGTGTCCTTGAACCATTCAGGTTCGGCGCAGAGGGTGCGGAAGAATGTAGATTTGAGGCTGCCCTGTGGCCCCTTCAGCACCAGGCTTGTGTCAACCTTGCAGCCTGGAGCCATGGCCCTGGCCACGCATGAGATGAGAAAGCAGCGGGACATGGCCTGGTGTAGCTCGGTGTCATCTGCCCCCAGGTAGGTGGCGAGCAGGCCCGATGCCCGCGGCTGCCCATCCCACCTGAGCTTTCCCAGGTAGTCCCGCACCGGGTGGAAGGCGTGGGCCTCAGCCACCACGCGCAGCACATCGGCCACCTGGGTGGGCTTGGCCCGCAGGTCATAGATCGTATCCATCCACAGCGCTGCCCTGATCTCGTCTTCATCGCGCAGGGGTGCGCCGTTGATCGTGATGGTGCCGCTCATCTCATTGAGCTGGACCACCCCGTGCCAGCGCTTGTCATTGACGATCACCTTCTGGACGTTCAGCAGGGTGGCCATGGGTGCACCTTCCGCCAAGAGCTCACCGCTTCGGGGGTCTCGCTTATCGGGCTTGCGATCGAGCGATGCCCACACCGCTGGATCCTTTTCCGCTTTCTTGTGGTCAAGCAGCCGCAGCAGCGTGGGATTCGTGGTCATGTTGCACCGCCGTGGGCTGTGTACAGGGTGAATAGGTCGCCAAACCAGCCACAAGAGCTGATGTGATTGCACTGGGCAGATGCCCGCCGGTCAGGGTGAATCGGGAACCAGACATCACGGCGCCCGCATTGGGGGCACTCCACCCGCCGGGCCAAGGTCTCACCATCGGTGGCCGCGCCCAGCTGCCGGGCCAGCTCCAGCCGGGCATAGGGGTCAGACCTGAGCAGGGCAGCCAATGCCCGATCCCGGTGCCTGGCCTTCACTGCGAGCGGTGGCCGTGGTGTCACCGGTGGTGGTGGTGCCTCCAGCGCGGCCAGCTCATCAGCCCAAGGGATGTGCTCGCCCAGGTAGTCCACCCACGGTGTCCAGGCCTGCGCCTCCCACGGGCTGTCCTCAGCCCGGATGGATGGCAGGAAATAGATACGGCTTGCATCCTTGCATTTGGGATCGATGGTGCCCCCGCTGTGGCGGAAAGCCCAGGCCCACACGGCTGGCCACTGGTGGGTGGGCACGGGCTCGAGTAGGGGCAGAATCACCCGGAAGCGCGGCACATCAGCCCCATGGCTGATCGAGGTGTGGAGGATGCCCGGCCAGGGCTTCCAGGTCTCGACGGCCTCACCGATGGTGGTCCCGTCGTCATAGTCGAGCACAAGACAGGTCACGTGGGAGACACCGCGCAGCCCACGCGTGGAGCCCTCGCGGTAGGTGGTCGGGCTCCAGGCCGGCAGCTCAGCCTTGGCCACATCGCCCACGACGATGGGCCGCGTCAGCGTGCGCTGCAGGCGGCACCAGTCAGGCCGGCGGGCAAGGGGGCTGCGCTCTCTCGCACTCGCCCAGATGGACACGTCCCACTCCATGCCACGGATCAGTGGGTCAGCGGCGGGACATCATCAAGCCTGACGGTGGCCGCAGCCATGTCAGCAAACACAGGGCCATTGGCTGCCGCACACATCACCAGCATGGCGCCATGGCTTGCGGTGGTCCAGTCATGGCTTTGGGCCATCTCCAGGGCCACAGCCTTGGCCCTCTCCACCAGCGCCGGGGCTGTCTCGCACTTGGCTTCTGCCTGGACATCCCACAGCAGTAGCTCCAGCTCTGTGTAGACCATGCATTTGTCCATGGCGGTGGTGATTCTATGGGGCAGGATGGCGTGGCCGGTGTTCATGGCGGGGCCTTGGGTCGGTGGGTGGGGGGAAGTGGAGCCCGCCAGGGCAGTGGTGGGCAGGCCCATCAGACATTGATGGCACTGACCTGGCGGACAGAAGGTGGGAAGAAGTCAGGCCGGGCGGCGATGACTCATGGCGTGGAGGGCAAGGCAGCCGGCATCAGCCAGCCCATCGTGGGGTTTGCGGCGGCGGCCCCAAGTCAGCTCAAGAGCTGGAAGCCTGGACAGACTGATCTCCACGGCGCGGGCCTTGCGGTCGGTGCCCTTTGGCATGGAGCCAAAGATCGCCCGGGTCCACGTGCCCGGCGGCACCAGCACGAAGGGGATCCCGAGGGCAGCCAATGCGCCCTCCCAAAGCCCTTGCCCGCGGCCAGTGGTCAAGATGGAGCTGCGGCCTTCCATGGGGCGGCACTGCTGCTTTTCAAGCACGGCCAGCCCGATGTGTCCGCGCTCGTCGTGGACGTTGCGAAGCCACCAGGCCATGCGGGTGGGCCAATAGATGCCCTTGGGTGCATAGCCCTCGTCGGCGTGATCAGCGGCGATCCAGTCAACGGGCATGCCCGTGGCGTCGAGTGCCACAGCCGCCCCGGTCTTGCCTGGGTCGATGCCGACATAGATCACGCTGAGGCCGGGGAGGTGAGCAGCACCACATAGCCGGCGGCCATGTACAGCTGGGTGGCTTGGCTCACATCGAGATCAAAGGCCACGGCGATGGCCTCCAGGGCCTCACGCGGTGGCCGGGTCGATCCCCTCTCCCACTGATGCACGGCGGCCCGCGTCTTCTGCACACCGGCGGCGGTGAGCTTGGCAGCCACCTGGGCGAGAGACAGACCAGATGCCGCACGGTGGATCTTGAGTAGGTCAGACAGGGTGGGCGGCATGGGATTCTCCATGTCCCATGTCTACTGGGTCAGCCCTACCGGCGTCAAGTGATCCGTTACATTTGGCGAAAAACGGCCAGATTCCGATCCACCCAGCTGTATCCCGAAGCTTGACAGCGGCGCACAGGACGGTAGGATGCCCATATGGTGGAGCTTCACCCAGTCATGGCAGAACTGGTGGCCGCACGGAAACGTGCCGGCCTGTCTGGTGCTGAGGTGGCCCGCCGGCTGGACCTCCCCCGCCAAAACGTATTCAATTGGGAAAGTGGCCGGCACCGGCCAGGCCTGGAAGCCCTGGTGGACTACGCGGCGGCCATCGGTGTCACGCTGGTGATGCAGGTGGTGGATGATGTGGGCGAAACCAGCCTTGTGGACCTGTCCCCAGATGAGTGGCGCCGCCTCATGCGACATGCGGTGGCCATGCGCGTGGCTGAGCCTGCCCACCTCCAGGTGGTGGAGATGACGGTGGAGACCTTGATCACCGCGGCCACCAAGGCCAGCCAGAACGGAAACGGAAGCTAAACCAGCCGAAGAGCCACGCGGGCTGCCTCCTCTTCATCAAGCGCCGCCGTGGTCTCTTGGACCAGGTGGGTGAGCATGGCCGCGAGTAGGCCCACTTCGTCATCGTCTTCAGTGTGTGGGAAGGCCACGTCCGATCCATCAGCCCAGGCTGAGGCCGTGTTGGCCAAGGCCCGGAAGCGGCCAAGCTGATCACGCCCAGCCATCCAGGCCTCAAGATCGGCCAGCTCTTCAGCTGGCGCAGCGATCAGCCAGCTCACCAGCTGGGTGCGGCGGTCACACGCTGACCCAAGGCACTCCACCGTCTGGACATCTCCACCACTGTGGGGGATGACCACCAGGCCCTTCTTTGATGTCATGGAAGCACCTTCCTATGGATGGTCAGCCAGTCAATGGCCGCACGGGGATCCGTGAAGACCTTGACCGGGTAGTCAAAGCGGTGGGCCCGCACCCACAGGGCACAGCCCACGCGGGTCATGGGTGAGCCCACGATGATGGCCATTGCATCAAGGCACCGGTGGGGCTCGACGCGCCGGGCCTGGGCGGTGTGTCGGACCACCCGCCGGGAATCCGTGAGCAGCAGCCGCAAGCCAGATGCGGCCAGCTGCTTGGCCCCGCGGGCCGTGGCCGTCGATGCATCGTGCCAGCCATATGGCTTGCCGCGCAAGTGCTCTTCATTGCCCGGGAGGGTCACCATGATGCCATCTGATCGCAAATAGATCGATGAGCTCTCGGCGTGATCTTCGTGAATGAGCACCACCGCGGAGCCATCGGCGGCGGGGGTGCGCGCCACATGCTCCGGGCCGATGACCTCACAGCCACCACCGCTGAAAAGGCGCAGCGTGGTGACCGCGCCGTGGCCTGCTGGGCCATTATGTCTTGAGTTACTTGACACGCTCACCCCTGAATGAGTAGATGGAAACAAGACATCCCCATCGTTCTACTGTCTATTCGGATTGTACACCCACCGGGGTTCCACATTGTCCAGCATTGCCCCAGCGCCCGCCCAGATCCATGCCGCACAACCCAGAACGGATGAAACACCCTTGACGCTACAAGACAAAAAAAACACAGTCGAGCACAGTTGGGCAGACCTGGCCGCGCCTTTTGATCCCATGGAATTGGGCTGGCGCGTCGGGCGCAAGTCAAATGATGGCGATCGCGTGCAGCTCTTGGTCTATGTCACAGCACGTGCGGTGATGGATAGGCTGGATCACGTGCTCACCCCAGGTGGGTGGGGCAATGACTTCAGGCCCAATCCATTGGGGGGCCTTCTGTGCGGCATCTGGGTTCGCGTCGGCTCTGAAAAGGTCTGGAAATGGGATGGCGCAGAGGCCACCAAGGTGGAGGCCGTCAAAGGCGGCATCAGCGATAGCATGAAGCGGGCCGCCGTCCAGTGGGGTGTGGGGCGCTACCTTTACAAGCTGGACACCCCTTGGGTGGAGGTTCGCAAGGGCTATGGCCGCGGGAAAGCCGTCTATGTGAAGAGATCAGACGGCCCCGGCCACGCCCTGCCGCCAGTCTTGCCGGCCTGGGCCCAGCCTGACGCCAGAGAGACCGGCCCCTATGTGCCGCCCACCCCCGAAGCTTTCCGCGTGGAGCTGCACGGCCAGCTGGTGCAATCAGCCTGGACGGCCCCGCAGGTGCACGCCCTTCTGGCCACGCACGGCGTCAAGCGGGCCTGTGAGCTGAGCGCGGCAGCCCGTGCCCACGCAATGACAACGATCACCACCACCAATGGCGCGGCCTGGACCGCAAGCCAGGAGCAAACCAAATGAGCATCAACGCCACCATTTTCGGACGCATGGGGGCCGACCCAGAGACCCGCGACGCGGGATCCTCGACCGTCACCAGCATCAGGATCGCCAGTGACCACGGCTTTGGGGATCGAAAGACCACCACATGGGTGAGCGTGTCGATCTGGGGCAAGCGTGGCCAGTGGGTCAGCGACAACATGCGCAAGGGTGAGCGTGTCGTGGCCAGCGGAATGATGCAGCACCGAACGTGGACCAAAAAGGATGGATCTGACGCCATCAGCCTGGAGCTGGATGCCACCCAGGTAGACCGCGTGGATTGGCCGGCCAGGGATGCCACCGAAGCGCCCCAGCCCCGCGCCTATGCCTCGGCGCCCAAGGCCCCGGCCTCGGTGATCGATCCCAACGATCCCAACGCGATGCCTTTCTAATGACTGAGATCAAGACACCAACAACTTTTGAGCTGATCCAGGCTGCCAACGTGCTGATCATGGCCCTCACTGAAGACGGCGGGGAGCTGGACGAAAGATCCGAAGCCCTGCTGGATTCCTTCCTGTCTGGCTGCGGTGACAAGCTCGGCGGAATTCGCGCCATGATCAAGCGGTGCGACACCAACGCGGCCTATCTGACCGCTGAGGCCAAGCGGCTGACCGATCGCAAGGCATCTCTTGGCAAGATCAAGGATCGCTGCCGGGGCTATGCAAAGGATCTGCTGCAGGCCCACGAAGAGCTGACCGGCACCACCAAGGTGACCACCCCCACATACACCGCCTATTTGACCAAGCGGCAGGCGGTAGTGGGCCCAGAGCTTGCGGAAGACTGGCCAGAGGCCTGGCGCACCGAAGAGGTGACCACACGGCTGAGGCTGGACAAAGCTGGCGCCCTGGCGGCCATGAAGGGCGGCGCAGAGATCGACGGCCTGACCCTCAACACCTCGATCACCGCGGCCTTCAGATGACCGCCAATCAGTACCTGCAGGGCTGGGGGGCAGCTGATGAGCTGCGATCCAACGTCGAGCGGGACACCGGGGGCCGCGTCAGGTGGCTGGCTGGGTCCGGCGTCATCCAGCTGCGGATCGGGGGCAGCCCCGTGATCTCTTGGCCCTGCACCGATGATCCAGCCCTCGACATCGTGCGGCTGTGGGCGGGCTGGTCTCAGCGCATCCGCAAGCACTCCCGCGGGGTGTCGGCATGAAATCGATCCTCTTTGAGCTGGCCGCGGCAGGTGGCGCCGTCATCCTGGTGGCCCTGCTCTTCACAGCCCACCAGCTGGAAGCACGGCGATGACCATCAGCGAAAAGCGCACCAT